GTAGATAATACTTGTGGATCAAGTGTACCTAATGTTACTTTAATGCCTGCTGAAACTGTGCCTGCAGCAAAACTATGTTGTGCTGATGCGATTGTAATCGTTACTGTATGTGCCATGATATATCCTTTAATTATATTTTTTAACTACCCCACGTAGTTACTAGTATTTATGCGTATATATATTACAATTTTATTAAAAACATCCTAGTTGCTCTATGTGATACTATAACATATAAAAAGAACGATGGGTTGATCAAGCCCTATTATTGCGAATGTTTGTCTAGGATGTTTTTAACTCTTGGCGGAAACGGTGAGATTCGAACTCACGGAACCTTTCGATTCTCTGGTTTTCAAGACCAGCGCCATAGACCACTCGACCACGTTTCCTAATCTTGGTGGAGGATAGGAGATTCGAACTCCTGATTGAAGCTTGCAAAGCTACCGTGTTGCCAACTATACCAATCCCCCGAATTTTCAATATCTGTCTTTATCTGTACGGTCACGATTATCTTTTATTCTTTTTAGATACTCACGACCAATATATCCTGCTTGTATTTCTTCTAATGCAGTAACCATTACTCCATTTTTTGTAGACACTTTCTTTTGATGACCTTTACGCAATTCACGTACACGTTGCGTAGCAATGAGTATTAAATCGTATCTATTGCCAACAGCTTGTACTGCGGCTTCACTTGATTGTTTTGGCATAATTCTTCTTTATAAAAATGGAGCGGGATAGGAGAATCGAACTCCTGACTAAACCTTGGCAAGGTTTCGTTTGACCATTAAACTAATCCCGCATACTAACTTATGGTGCATCGTGACAGGCTCGAACTGCCGACATTCTGCGTGTAAGGCAGACACTCTACCAACTGAGTTAACGATGCATCAAATTTTTTGATACAAGACAACATCAAGTGGTCCTGTCATGTATTGTACTCTATTTACTTCTTTAAAGCAAGTAGATAATTTCCCGTAAATGTCAAATCCATCATCTTTCCAGACAACATAGTTTTGCATATCAACATCACTAGGAACAAATCTTTTATGTTCATTAGTCAATACCAAATAACCATTTGGCTTTAAAGAATCATATATGTTTTGAATTTCTTGTTCAGGATCTTCAACGTGTTGCAAAACAAATGTACATACACATACATCTATAGTAGAAGAACCTGAATAACTTTGGTATGTAGTAAACTGTTTAGGTTTTGCTACATACAACTTAGCAAATGTTAACATACTATTGCTAATATCAACTCCTACCACAGAGCAATTAAATGTTTCAATTAGTTTTTTACTAACACGTCCCATACCACAACCAAAATCTAAAACATTACTACTATCGGTGATGATATCAAATTTTTTGATAGTATCAACCAAATGTTCAGTTTCTTTTTCAAATTTCTTTGGATCTTTAGGATCATCACTTAATACGACATTTTTTGCCTGATCAAATGTGACTACATCAAACGCTTGTTTAATATATGGCATTTATTTACCTTGACCTCTGTATGGTTTAAAGCTGTTTTTTCTAGATTTATTCATAGAACTGCGTTTTGCTTTGCCACCTTGACATGTACGCTTACTAACAACATGTCCTTTTGTATTACGACCTTGTGCCATATTATGCCATCCTTTGAATCAAATGATATCCAAACTGAGTTTGAACAGGTTGACTTAATCCACCTACATCTAATCCAAAAGCAGCATCTTCAAATGGTTTAACCATCATGCCACGACCAAACATACCCAAGTCACCGCCTTGAGCGCCACTTGGACATTTACTAAATTTTGTTGCCAATTGACCAAAGTCATGGCCTTCTGTTACCTTTGTATGCAATTCTACTGCCTCATTTAGTGTTTGCACTAAAATGTGTCTTGCTCTTACTTGATCTGTCATTGTTATTCCTTTGATTGTTTTTTAATTTCTTCTAGTTCAATATCACGTGCGAGTTGTTCTTCAATATACAACATTTGTTTATGTCGGTATTCTTGTTCAGTTAATCCATGCCATCCACAACAATAACCATCTGGACTACGACCGCAACCACAACGACCAATGTCTTCAACGTTTTCTTTAACTCTCACTTGCATATTATACCTTTTACTATTAATGTTGAAATACTTATCTACAGGTGAGTAGTAGATAAAATTTATTTTGGTCTCCAGTGTGGGATTTGAACTCACATTATTCTTGGTCCCAAACCAAGTGCCATGACCAGATTAGGCGAACCGGAGATTAAATTGGTTGCGGGAGGAGGAATCGAACCTACCATCTTAGAGCTTATGAGACTCCAGTGCGACCACTACACTTTCCCGCGATTTGATTTTTAGCATATCTCTTTTTTACAGCTGCTGATAAGTTTGCTTTCATTTCTGGTGTCCAGATTCTTTTCTTATTTGCATCTGCTATTTTTGAACGAGTTTCTTCTGTGTGCGTATAATTTTTTCTACTTTCAGAAAGTTTTCTAATACTTTCAAGAGAATGTTTCTTTCCCTTAAAATGAGGTCCACCTTCACCACCTACACCTAAATTATATGTATCTTCTCTTTTTACAAATTCTTCGGTTATAAGTTCTTTTTCCTTCATATTCATTTCCGCTTCATTATCAAATATGAATAATAATTCTCTATCAAAATTTTCTATACCGTATTTTTTTATAGCATCTTTGATAGCTTTACCTGAACCATAGTATAAATCATCCAATTTGGTAGTTTGGTGTTTTCCTAAATAGAACTTTCCATTGAGTTTGTTGGTGGTTTTATAAATTGTATAATACATCATTAATGTATTTATCATTTTCAGAGCCTAACGAGATACTACTTCTCCACCCCACGATATATTTATTGTGTGATTTTGTAACCAAAAAGATTTTGATTACGATTGTGATTTTTCAAATCTTAAAGAAATACCTTGTTCGATATTATAGACAGCTAGTAAACCAGCTTCTTTATCTGCCTGAATTTGTGGCCAAAATTCATTAGGGCTATATGTATCACCCTGCACAGTTACTGTTTTGTAAAGTTTGTTATTGATAAAGATATTTACTTGCATAATATTATTTATCATTTCTTAAAAAATTTTGGTGCCCGGAACAAATATTATTTGGTGCGAGTGGCCGGAGTCGAACCGGCACACCATTACTGATATCAGATTTTAAGTCTGAGGCGTCTACCTATTTCGCCACACTCGCTTATATTTACTTATTACCCTTAAGTGCTAGGGCAATTTTTTGTTTATGTTCTTCCGTTAAAGGTTTTCCTTTGTTGCTTGAACCATGTGTATTACCTAGCATCTTGTGAGAATTCATTTTACAAGCCTCTTCATAACCATATTTCTCTACTAAGTTTTCCCATGGACTTTTCCAAGTGCCATTGTTTTTTGCATCCTGAATGTTTTCTTTTCTTGTTCCCCAATACAAATGTTTTGGATTAGAACACTTATCGTTGTGACAAGCGTGACACAAATCTACTTTTGATGGAAGATTTGTATCTAAATATTGTGCAAGTACACCTCGATGTACTGTGCTGTTTCCGCCTCGCTCTATGCAAGGCTCTATCAAATCTAAATGACTTGTTCTAATTTCTCTAGATTCATTAATCCATTCTTCAACTTTTTTCATAATCATCTCCTATATGTTTATTTATACTAAACACAAGTAAATAAACGATTATGTGTCTACCTATTTCATCATCCGGGCAATAAATTTGGTGCCTCCTGAGAGACTCGAACTCTCAATCCTTTCGGAACTGGCTTCTAAGACCAGCGTGTATACCAATTCCACCAAAGAGGCAAAACTATCTTGGAGCGGGGTAACAGAATCGAACTGTCAGCATTAGCTTGGAAGGCTAAGGTATTACCACTATACGAACCCCGCATACTATTTGGTGCGCTCGGAGGGACTCGAACCCGCGACCAAAGGATTATGAGTCCTCTGCTCTAACCAACTGAGCTACAAGCGCAACATGTATATATTATATAGCACTTGTTATATAATGTCAAATATTTTGGTGCCTCAACCTAGATTCGAACTAGGCACCCCCGCCTTATCAAGACGGTGCTCTAACCAAATGAGCTATTGAGGCAATAAATACTATATGATCAAACCAGATGAAAATTACGAATCAGCAGGATACTTGTACAATAAGTTTTCTAATGAACCTTATGTACCAAGAGCCAAATGGAATACTAGTACTGAATTCATACCTGATCCTATACTAACATCTAGTCAGTATAAAAACGATGTAGTACCCGTAGATACTACATCGCAGGACCATTCCCATTCTTAAATCCAATTTCACCACCTTCTTCTTTGATTCGTTTTAATACGTCTTCAAAAAGTATGGGAGTAAAATCTGTTTGTTCAACACAAACACAATGATAACGAACATCAATTTTATATTCACCCCGTACTTCAGTCATTACACGATTACTATGTAAGTGACCATGTATGTTGACACCAAAGCGACCTAGACTATCTGGGTGTAATGGTATATGACTAAGAATCATTCCATTCATCACATGATACGCACGTAATTCACGAAAGTGTTCTCTATAGTCTTCATCTTTGAAGATGTCGTGATTGCCGCGGATAAGAACTTTATCACCATTCAGTCTATGCATGACACTAAGACTTTTACGATTGATCACCACATCGCCCAAATGATATACTTTATCAGTTGGCTTTACTCGTTCGTTCCAACGCTTAACCATTTCTTCATCCATTTCTTCTGGAGT